GGGACGAAAACAAACTAAACAACCAGCGCTGCAATCTTCGCGTAGCTACTGGCACACAAAACATGTGCAACAGAAGCAAGACGAAGGCGAACACATCAGGATTCAAGGGTGTTTCGTGGCACAAGAAAAAGCGCCAATGGGTTGCGACGATAGGATTTGAGCGTCGGGTGCATGTGCTGGGTTACTTCGATGACCCCGAGGCCGCGCACCGATGCTATTGCAACGCCGCCGACGATGTGCACGGCGAGTTTGCAAACCACGGATAAAGTCCTGAGTAAATCAGGCGGACCTGGCTGGACCTACACCCAGCCCCCTCGGGTCAACGTCTCGTTTCCGCGCCGCAACGGCGCGTATCTTCCTCGCGCTGCCCCTCCCAGCGCTGGGCGGATGACGAGGCGTTGACCCGATGGAATGCACGGACCGCCAAAGAGCGCGGCCTTACTGTTTTGGATGCGGGGTAGAAAAATGCGGAAATGAGCGGGACCGTGCGCGAACGCGCTTTGAAACGAAATTGAACTGACCCGTTTATTCGGGATAGCGCGCCTGTGTGGTGCGCGGACGATTGGACTATACGCCGTCGAGAAAAACGCCTGCCGCATGCATGCCGCTGGCGTACTAGTGTGTCGGATGCGTCACGTATCGCCAAAACTGAAGTGAGACAGCCGGGAGTCTGCAAGACGGAAACGGGCGCTATGCGTAGCGACGGCCCCCGCTCTTAGCCTCCCGGCATATCTCTAGCGCGCTGCTGCTGCAAGTGCTTTGGTTGCGCGATCCAGTAACGTTGCGTGTGCTTCGGGATTCGAGAGTAGGTCTGTTCCCCAGCTATGGAAAGCTCTAACCAACGCGTGAAACTCTTTCGCATTGGCTAGCGCTGTCCGCTTTTCTAGAACGTCGCTGCGAATCTTTCGTGGCTTACGCTCACGCGCGAGCGCGTCATACGCCGCGCGAAGCTCTGCGTCTCCGCGCGCCATGAGTGCGGTTCGGTAAAACTCTTTGCCGCGCCTCGCGTAATCGCCAGGTGAGCCGATCAAGGCGCGGTAGATTCCGACTAGCTCATGTAGCTTCATGTCGGATAAGTCGACTCTCTTTTGCATTAATCGCCCCAATATTTGTCATCGGCTGCACTGCGGGCCGCTTCGTCGCGTTCGTCTTGCGTGAGCGGGGATTCGTCGTAGTTGTCTGCGTCGTCGTACATGTTGTGTTCTCCTGTTCGATGACGCATACTACCTCCGGGGTAGCATACAGCGCAAGCGTTATTTCACTGTTGTCCAACTAGGGCGATCCCTATGCGAATCCGAATCTCAGAATTTTTCCATCGGCTGTTTTCCGCTGCTGGCTACCCGCTCACTGGTCCCGTCCCGTTCGGTCATCGGTTCCACGCTACGCCGTGTCGGGGTGTGCGTTGAGTGAGCGCCGCGTATTGGTTCTTACTGGCGGATCGATTGGCGCGCGTCTAGCGTTGGCGGTAATGGCTTGTGGTGCTGGCGTCGTGTCGATGTACGGCGTTGATCGCGTACCGCATCGATTCAGGTGCGAGCCGTACACGATGCAGCGCGAGCCTAAGCGCCGTGCGGAATGGAAACGAAACCCTTTGGAGCGCTACGCACGATGAATCCCGGACAAGTGGCGCGAATCGTTCATGAAGTGGGCCGCGCGGCAATGCCTGGCGCGGTGGCATGGGAAAAGGTATCGCCTGACTACCGGAATGCGGCTACACGCGGCGCGGCGCTGATTCTTGAGGGTCGTATTGACCTTGAGGGCTTCGACCCGCTGACGCGCGCTGTGTTCGCTGCCTGCATGCCTGCCCCGCTCGACTTGAACGAGGAAAGCGGCCTAGAGCCTGACCGAAAACCCGGTTTCGCTCTGAAAGACATTATCAAACGCGCTCCTGCATTCCGCGAAACGGAAAAGCCTGGGGAGTGCGAAGTACAGAAGTTTGCATGACTCGCGGCTGATGCCGCCAACGTTATGACGGGCTGATGCCCTGGAGGGTAGTATGTCGGATATGGTGAAAGAGGCCGCGATTTTTGCTCACGCGGCCCATGCGGCGATCAAGCAGAAGCGGAAATATACGGGCGAGGATTACATTGTTCATCCGCACAACGTCGCTGAAATGGTGGCGCGGACGCCAGGCGTGACGCACGAAATGATCGCTGCGGCGTGGCTTCATGACGTGCGCGAGGATTGTGGTATCGAGCTTGGCATGATCGAATACTTTTTCGGTCCTGTCGTCGCGCAATACGTTGACGAGTGTTCGCACGTTGACCGCGTGAATGACCCGCGCAAGCTGAACCGATTCGAGCGCATGGCTATCGAGTTGTCACGGTGCGCGGACATTTCGCCCCAAGCAAAAACGATCAAGCTCGCGGACCTGCTCGACAACACCGAATCAATCGTACAGCGCGACCCGAAATTCGCTGTTACCTACATGTCGGAAAAGCGCCGCCTCGTCTATGTGCTGATCGGCGGCGATCCTGTGTTGTGGGAAGCGGCGCGGATTCGCGTACAGACCTACTACGCGCTCCAAGGCAAAGACGCTTACCCATGCGCTAACCTGCCGCAGCACGTCGAGCCGCAAGCCGCTGTAACGCCGCCTGTCGAGCCGGAAGCGCCCGCCGTCGATCCTGCAACGGTTTGGCATCCGGCGACCGAAGCGCCGACGCAAGACGCGATCTATGAACGGCGGTCGGAGCGAGACGAACACTTCTTCTCGCGCTATCTGGCTGGTATCTGGCGCTGGACGTGCGGCACAGTAGCGGAGGCTAAAGAGCGAGGCGGAGCGCAGCGCTCATTCACGCAAACCGGCCCGCGAGGCATGGAATGGCGTGGCCCGGTGGCCCCGCTCCCGGCAGAATGAACCGCGCCGACTACATGCGGAGCCTGTCCAATGTGACGGGCTTCGATGAAACGGACGTAAGACGAGACAGGGAAAGAGTCCCGATGAAAATCCACAACCTTAATATCCGTATCGCTTACCCGGAAAGCCCGCCCGATGTAGCGAAAGAACTGCAATCGTACCTGGTCGACAAGTACGGCGGGCGGGAAATCGACAAGTCCATGCTCGGCGTCGTTCAGAAAGACGTTGCGCGGTTCGTGGCGTCCAAATGGCAACCGCTTGTCACTGTGGAGCCAGCATGAACACGAAAGAGCAAGTATTCAGCCTAGCGGAACTGTCGGGCATTGCGGCGAAACACATGGGCGTAAATCTCATGTCGTGGGAAATGATCGGCGGCTCACAGATGCGGGTGAAGGGGATTGTTCCTGAGCCCAAGGCGGCCCCGCCTGCCTACGTGCAGAGATTCGAGCAACGCGTGACCGTCTATATGCGCCGCAATCCGGCGTTACGTCCCGCTGCTGTCGCGGCGGTGCTTGGCGAGGATTGGCGAGAGGCTATCGAAGAACAGCGCGTACGCTATTACGCTGTGCGTCAACAGGAGTTCTATGAGGACGTTAATCGGACCTGGCGCGCATACGGTGGCCCGTATGATCGGGCATTTGATCGGGCGATTGACGATTGCCACGCCGACGCGCTCAAGCTCGACGCCGCGCACAACGCGAGCCGCACCAAGGTAATCCCGCCAGTGCATGCGCGCTACACGAACGGGCCTAGCGCAACGTTCGAACTGAACGCGGACGGATTCGTACCGAACGACTTCAGGAACGCCAAGCCCGCTCGACCGGCGATGCCGTTCAATCCGAAAGCCATTGAATTCGTTCTGAAGCCGCGCACTGTGCATGCAATCGATACCTCGGCGGATCGCCACAGGAAGAAGCGCGCGGACCATGCTGAACGGGTGTGCGGCAAGCATGGCGCATTCGATTGGGAAACGGTCCCGATGGCTGAAGGCGAACGACTAGACGTGCGAGCCCGCTTGGAGCGCCTGGAGGCGGCGGTTATGGAAATGGCAAGCCATGACCCCACAGGCCCGATTACCTCGGCGCGTGACTTCCTCTCGTTGCGCGTGAGCAAGCCTCTGTCAAAGGTTCTGCGTACGGTGGTGTACAAATGAGCATCCTGATTGTGTTGCTCACTATCTGCGGCCCCTCGGCGCTTGCCCTGCTGGCGCTGTGGGTGTTGTGCGTGGCACTTCGGAATCTCGATTGATGCTCACGCTATCCGTAGGCTTGCTGATCGGCGTCCCGTTGCTAATGGCGCTGTGGGGGCTGATCGGCCCATGAACAAGGGGGAAGGCTTCGAAAGACACGGTGAGTAAGCGCGAGTGACGTGTGCGTGAGACTGGTGCGGATGGGATCGAGCCGAAATGATAGGCACGCCATGATGCCCGAAGGTGCTAGCACGCATTAGAACGTTCCGCCCTGTGCGCCCTTGCGTGGCGCTACACCATGATGACAGCCCGATAGGCTGGGTGGTGTGCGGGCGATAAATGAACGCGCGCCCGTTCGAAGTTTTCCCCCTTCCCTTATTTGACTCGACCCCATACCGCGCACGCCCGCGCACGACGCACAGCGCATTTCGTAACGCGCTGTTGAGGGTACAGCGCGCGGGCTATTTAGCTGTTACTTGCTCCATTCGTTGAGCGTCATAACGAGGGTGGCTAAGACCTCGTTGAATCGACCGTGAATCACGCAGAGGCGTTGACCGGCGTCAACTACGATTCGCACGTTGCCTAGCGAGCATCCTGTAGCGCGAGTGACCCGGCGAACGACAATTCCGTTTCCGAAGTTGACAGACCCATCCGGGTCCGTTGCGAGACTGGCGCAAGCTGCGCGTGTTGATGCGTGCGTGTGCTTTTTCATTTTCGCTCCCCTTGCGTGGTGAGTGGTTAGGCGGCGTGAAGAACACGCAGGCACTGAGCGACTTGCTCGCCCATCTTGAGCCAGTATTCTACAACCGCGTCACGCGCTGCCTCTGCGCTGTCCGCGTGCATGTGGACGCGGGTTTCGGACATTTGGGCGCTTTGCATGACTACGATGAAGTGGAACATTTCAGACTCCGGTGGGTTTGTGCTGCCGATGACTGAATACTACCCTTTGGGTATCAACAGTGCAAGAACTATTTCACTGTTGATTCCCAAGTGGTTACCCTTACGCGTCAGGGACACGGTTAGGCTCACGTCAAACGCATGTCGAGTCTATCGAGCGCTTCCTTGGTGTGCGCATTTTCGCATTCGCTGCCGCAGAACGCGCTTCGCCCGTTGAATGTCCATCCTGCCGAAGTTGCGCGCTTTACAAGAGCTTTGCGGGGCACGTTTGCCCCTGTGGAGTACGCGCCATGTTCAGCCTTCGCGCAATGAGCGCAAACAAGCTCGCACCATATTTCAATTGCCATGTGATTCCCCTCTGTGTGCCTGGTGGATTCGCGGGCATCTCTGCCCGCGTGGTGGTTACGCTGCGATGATCCGCGAGAATTCTGCGGAGTGGTCGCGGTAGTACTTGCGCGTTACCTCGTTGTAGGACATATCGCGCCCAACCTTGCCGCACTCGACCATCGCATCCCACGCCAGCAAATCTGCGCGGTCGTTGTCGAATGACTTGCCTACCGATGCGAACACGAAAGCGTCATACGCTGCGATTGCCTTGTCTGCTGCCTGGTATGTCGTTTTCATGTTCGTTGCTCCGGTTCGTTGTCGATGCGTGAATCCTACCTGTGCGGTAGTAACAGCGCAAGGCTTATTTCACTGTTATTTGCTAGGGAGTAACCCGCATGACTACGCCTATCGTGATTGGCCCATACGCAGAGCCGCCCGTAATCGAGCGCGGCATGTACCGCAGACTTAGCAATGGTCGGCACTTCGTGCGCGTCGCTCAAAAGCTCGCGTCCGGTGGATGGCATCGCATCGATACCGAAACGATTAGCGGCGACGTGCGCGAAACGATCCTGCTTCCTCGCGCTGACGGCGCTTTCGACGTGCTATACGTACTACCGGAGCGGAGAGCATGAGCGAGCGCACCGTAACGAAGGTTTATGACGGCTGGGCACACGTCGAGCCGTCCACGTACACGGTCGAGCGGAAGTATGACCAAGGCATGCGCAGCCGTACCGGCTCATGGACGCCGCCCGAATGGGTCGGCACGATGTACGCACACCCAACGGTCAACGGTGGATCGCACCGTGTTTGGGTGTGGCGTGACGGGAGCAAGTTTGAGTATTGGGTAGCGAGCAACGGCGCTACCGTTGGCGGGCCTAGGGCGCTGTAGCCGCCTCGACTAGCTCGACGGTAGCCAGGTCGAGCGCGAGGCCCGCAGCGGTCACGTATGCGCGTGCTGCGAGGAAGAATGCAGCGTCTACCCGCCCATGCTTGTACGCATGCACGACCTGACGAAAATCGGCTTCGGTCTGCTGGAAACAGACGAGCGCGGCGTGATACCGCGCTTTCTCTGCTGGTGCGCGGTTCGGGTTCATGCGAATCCGTCACGATACACGCGGCTTGGGAACGCGAACGCCTCGCCAACGTAGTGCGCGTTTTCGTCAACCCGTTTCGTGCTACCTGCCGGTGATTCCATTGGCGCATCAAGGCAGTACACAGCATCGTCACCAATTACGTCTTGGCACTTCGCTTGCGCGCTCACTGCAACGGCCTTGAGCATGAAGTCGTGAAAGTAGATCATGTCGAGCCCCTTAGCGCGTTGCGGGCGTGTGCAGCATGACGGAAACCAGTTCCGACCCGTAACGCTGCGTTGCGATGCGTCGAGCTTGCGCGCTGTCGAGCGCTGAAAACGATACGGTGCGGGTCTTGAGTACGGCGAGGTAGGTGGACATTTGGCGCTCCCTGTTGGCGTACTTGAATACTACCCCGTTGGTAGCATACAGCGCAACAGATTTTTCACTGTTCTTTTGTACAGGTGTCCCATGCTCAACCTGATAGCCCGTTGCGTGCTGTATGTCGTGCTGGTCGTCCGCATTGCCGCAGCAGGCAAAACAAAGCCCGCTGCGAGAGCGGGCTTGGACGAGCATGCGATGTATTGGGCGGATCGCTAGACCTTCACGCTTCCGCCCGCTGAACTGGCTTGCAGTGAGTTACGCACACACAGCCCGACTTGCCGACGAGCCACACAACCGCAGTGTGACCGCTCAAAACCTGTGCTGGCGTGGCTGTCGTGAATCGAACTGGATCGCCTATTCCGATGACTTCGGAATACTCGATCACGTCGCCTACACTGACTCTCGCGTTGAATTCGGAAACGAGCGTTTCGGGGTTTGGTCGCTTTTTCATTCTGCTATCCGTGGTCTGTGGTGGACATACAAGGCCGCTGCGCGTTCGGGAGTCCATCCCTTGTCGAAGTACCAAGCGCATGCTGTGAGGTCAACCCGGCCAGCGTGGCGAGGCGACAGGGCTATTACTGCCGCTTCGAACAGAGCGGCGTATTCGACTTCGTTCATTTCGCTTCCCAGGCGTTGCACGTTTCGCCCATGTCGGGCCAAACGGCTACGCGCTGAATATCCCGGATGACGAAGCACGCCGGAAGCGTTGGTAGGACCGGTTGAGGTACGGCGCACCTTCCCGCATAGCCTCGCCTCGGGCGTCCTGTAGGTGTAAGGCTGAACGTTGCGAACCGGCACGACCCGCAGCATTGCTTAGGCATTGTCTTTCCCTGTCGGTGTTGCGGAAACCTACGATTGCGTGTGCGGCCTTGTGACACTTCATGCACAGCCAAACCACATCGAGCGGTCTGTCATAGTCGGCATGATGCGCTTCAAGGCCGCGCTTACGGTGACATGCGGCGCAACCGGGCCAGCGAACTAGCCGCCCGGTTTTGATCGCGGCCTTGACGGCCTGTTGCGCTGCGTAGCGCTTTGCCGACTTAGCCCGCCACCGCGCGCACGCCTCGTTATGTGCTGCCCGCTGGCGGGCTGGATCGGCGTAGGGCATTACGCTTCGATGGTGACCGGGACGGCGACGGCGAGAAGCGGATAATCTTCCAGTCTGTCGGAGTGAAGATCGCGGGCGGTTTCCTCGCTATCCCGCATCACGAATTTCCCCGTACTGCCGACGACTCCGCTTCCGTAAAAATTCACGTACACCGTGCGCGTGACGGGTGCCATGAACAGGTCGCGCTTGTTCTCGTATCCATGCTGCCATGCGCCGCTAACCGTGTAAGACTCATGGGAAAATTCGCCGTCATCATCTACCGATACCGCCGACACTGGATATGTGTCGCTCGGGTCATGTGTCCAGTGCTTTAAATCGACAATTTTGCAACCATCGCGCGTTACTACCTTCGCGCCTGATTTTGCTGCCTCAAGGTCAAACGGTTTCATGCTAGTTCCTTCTGCGTGTGTTTAAAGGATTGACCGACCATGCCAAGGCACAGATAGTCGAGAGAAACATCGAGCGCCCGCGCCATGAGTACAAGCGTCATGAATCCCGGCGCGCTGCTGCCGGATTCGGCGTTGGAAATCGTGTTCTGACTGACGCCGCACATATCGGCTAGTTGGTATTGGTCAAGGCCACGTACCAGGCGGATGCGCTTGGCGCGCTCCGCGAATTCAGATGCAATGCTCATATGCCAAAGTCGGTGTAGTAGTCGTGTGCCGTTTGCGCCTCGCGCAATGCGACTTGCCAGCACTTTCCGCAGCACTTCGATTCAAGGCGCGGATACTTGTTGAAATTCAGTTTCACGCCAGGCTGAAGCGTCTTGCACGTGTCGCAATACTCGGTGACGGTCACGACCGGCGTCCGGGCGTTCCACGCTTCCCGCTCTGCCGGTTTCATGCAACACCCATGAAGGCGTCATATTCGGCGTCAGTCATGCCGGTGCAATCCGTCCATCCCGCAGCGATATGCGCCCGCGCTTCTGCCGGGTGATACCAAACGCCTTTGCGGCGCGACGGGCACATAAGGAATTTGAAACCAATCGTTGCGAGTGACATGTGTTGCTCCTGTTGATGCCTGAATACTACTCTGCGGGTAGCATTCGTCAAGTACTTTTTTCGGAGATTTTCCAATGCGGACCCAATGCGGCGCAAAAACCCGCTCGGGCGCGCCTTGCAAAGCCCCTGCCGGTAAAAATGGCCGCTGCAAGATGCACGGCAAAGACAGCCCTGGCGTGCCGGACAACCAAAACAGCGTCAAGCACGGCATTTATGGCCGCACGGTGCGCGAGCATGAGCGCGAGATACACGCCGAAATGCGCCGCTCTGTTGGGTCGGTGGATGACGAGCTATCGCTTGTCCGGTTGCAGCTACATCGGACGCTTGAGGCACAGAACGCCGCAGCAGAGAACGCGCATAACGGGCTCGAATTGCAGAAGTATCACGACCGCGAAGCAACCGAATTCACGGCAGGCGATGAACACGTGTACGAGCGCGTGGACTATGGCGCGCACATAGACCGCCTGACGGCGCGTATCGGATCGCTTGAAAAGCTCCGCGCCGAACTGCTCGAATTGAACGGCGGTAGCGGAGCGGATGACGGTCTAACGCGAACGGATACGTTCATCGCGCCTGACGAGCCTATCCCTGATAAGCCGATTCTCTGATGGCGAAAACAAAGAAGCGGCCAGTAGGCCCGAACAGCGTTTTCGAGTCGATCCAACTAACCCCGAAACAGGCGAATATCTATGCATGGGGATGGCAACCAAAGGCGCGCTTTCGAGACGCTGTGTGCGGGCGTCGTTTCGGCAAGACTTTTCTCGGGGCTAAGGAAATGCGTCGAGCGGCCCAATTGGCGGCCCGCTGGAACGTCTCCCCCGATGACGAGATTTGGTATGCAGCGCCCACGTTCAAGCAGGCTAAACGTGTTTTCTGGCGTCGTCTTAAGCGAGCTATTCCGCGAGAATGGATGGACGGAAAGCCCAATGAGTCGGAGTGCTTCATTCTGCTCAAAACCGGCCACATTATTCGAATTGTCGGACTCAACGAATTCGACAACTTGCGCGGTTCTGGCCTGTTTTTCGTGTTGGTGGACGAGTGGGCCGATTGTCCCTATGAAGCATGGCAAGAAGTCTTACGCCCGATGCTATCCACCTGCAAATACGAAATTGATGGCGTCAAGTACGTGGGCGGGCATTGCCTAAGAATCGGAACGCCGAAGGGATTCAATCACTGCTATGACTCGTATGTTGCAGGTCAGGAAGGTGGCGAGCCGGATCATAAAAGCTGGCTCTATACGTCAGTCCAAGGCGGCAACGTACCGCCTGAAGAAGTCGAAGCCGCGCGCCGCACGCTCGACCCGCGAACGTTCCGACAGGAATACGAGGGTTCTTTTGAGAATTACAGCGGTCGCGTCTATTACGATTTCCATCGCCGCGAGTCGGTCAAAGCGTGTAAATACAATCCGGCTTTACCAATCCATGTCGGCATGGATTTCAACGTTAATCCCATGTCGGCGGTCGTCCATCAGGAGCAACCGAACGGCGAAATATGGGCAATCGCTGAACACGTAATCCCCACGTCAAACACTGACGAAATGGCGGGCGTGCTGCTGGCGGCCTACGGTAAAACCGGATTCGACCCGACACAGCCTGACGTGTCGCACATTACGATCTATCCCGATCCTGCTGGCGCGCAACGCAAGACAAGCGCGCAAGGCAAAACAGATATATCGATACTGCGCGGCGCGCCGTATAACTTCCGCGTCATTGCGATGGACGCGCACCCGCTGATTCGGGATCGCGTCAACTACGTTAATGGGCGCATTCGCTCGGCGGACGGCAAGCGACATTATTTTGTCGACCCGTCATGCAAAGAGACGATTAAATGCCTTGAGCAATTGACCTACAAGGAAGGCACGAACGAGCCGGACAAAGAACTAGGCTTCGATCACGTGCCGGACGCTATCGGCTATTACCTCTTCACCAAGTTCGTGTATGTCCCGGCTCGACGTGAGCATGTCGGACACATGAGCCGCTGACGCCTTCGCAACACTCCCCCAGCTACCCACGTACCGCCCGCACCTAACCAGGGGCGCGGCGGTGCCTTTCTGAGCCCCGCACATGTGGATGACACTCAAACAGGAGCGCACGCGAGACAAGGATTTACCTCAACGCGCTTTTGACATCGGTTGCCTCAACTCGATTCTGGACGGAACACAGTATGACGCGCTGCCCTACTCTTTCCACACTGAAAAGAGCCCTGCTGACGAATATATACCGCTGCGCAAACGCCGCCCTTCTGTGCGTTACGCCTTGTGCGCGGCTGTTGTGGACGACTCTGTAGGGCTGCTGTTCAGCGAGGAACATTTCCCGGCCGCCACGTGCGAGACGCCGGAAGTTGCTGAATCACTCGCCGCGATTGTGAAGGATTGCAATCTAAACGAGGTCATGATTGACGCCGCGACTCGCGGTAGTGTCGGTTCAGTGTGCATTCACTTGCAGGTATTGAGCAACCGCATGTTTTTCAAGGTCATGCAGACGCAATACCTGACGCCGACATGGGATCCAAACGCGCCGGACACGCTGCAACTCGTCACCGAAAAGTACAAGACGACCGGATACGCCGTTAAGGCGATGGGTTACGAAGTAAAAGCCGATGACCTTGCATCTGATCATTGGGTGCAATGGACATGGGATGCCAAATCGGAAAACTGGTTCGTGCCCTGGCTTGTGAAGGGTGAATACCCGGACGACTTCGCGCCGACCCGCGACGACAAAAAGAGCGTCAACCACGACTTTGGCGTCGTCCCGATGGTATGGATTAAAAACCTTCCGGGCGGTGACGAAATCGACGGTAAATGCACGTTCGCCCTGGCGATCGATACAAACATCGAAATCGATTACCTGCTGTCGCAAGGCGGGCGCGCGCTGAAGTATGCGAGTGACCCCACGCTGATTATCAAAGAGCCCGCGCAAGGTGGCGGCGGATCGATGCTGAAGGGTGCCGGGACCGCTATTGTTGTCGACAAAGACGGCGACGCGAAGCTTTTGGAAATGTCGGGCGGTAGCACGGACGCGCTGATTGAATTTTGCAAGAATGCTCGCCAGTTCGCGCTCGAATCGATCCACGGCAACAAGGCGGACGCGGACAAGATCGCGGCGGCTCAATCGGGCCGCGCAATGGAGTTAATGAATCAGGCTCTTATCTGGCTCGCTGACAAGCTTCGCATTTCCTACGGCGAAAAGGGTTTGCGCCAACTCCTGAAAATGGTTGTGCTTGCATCGAACAAGTATTCGCTTGTCGATAGCGAGCAAAACGCGCTTAAGCCTATCCCTACGGGTAAGCCTATCGGGCTGCAATGGCCCGCATGGTACGCGCCGACATGGGCGGACAAGGTGAATGAATCAACGTACCTGGTTGCGCTGACTGGCTCCGGGCTCATTTCGAAGGAAACCGCCACTAAATCAATTCTGCCTCAGTTCGATATTGAGGTTGACGACGCAATAGCGGAATTAGGTCGCATCAAAGCGGACGCGGAAGCGGCTCAAGCCGCACAGGTCGCGCTCGCAGTAGCGAAGCCGGTTCCTGATAACACAGGCAACTAGCAACCGCGCCCGATGGCGCAAACAGGGATACCCCTGTCACTAAACCGGCTCGCTTGATGCGGGCCTTTTTCATTTCAAACGGAACGGGCTGAAGCTCGAAACCAAAACCATGCGTATTTCCTCCCTCCTTTCCATGTTGCTCGGCATGTCCAATCTTTTCCGCTTCAGCGCGGACGATGACAACGGCGGCGGTGGTGGCGGCGGTGGCACTCCCCCCGCGAAGGAACAGATGTTCTCGCAAACCTACGTTACCGAACTGCGCGAGGAAGCCAAAACCTGGCGTCTCAAGCACAGCGAGGCAACCGGCACGCACAAGGAACTGACCGACAAACTCACGGCGGCAGAAGCCGCAGCAACCGAGCGCGTCACAAAGGCGGAAAGCGCCGCAAATGAACGCGTCTTGCGCGCCGAACTGAAGGCAATCGCCAAGGGTCACGGCGTGGTTGACGTGACGGACGCGCTGAAGGTGCTTGACCTGTCGGGCGTGAAGCTCGACGCGGAAGGCAACGTAGTCGGCGCGGACGAGCTTTTCGAAGCCGCGAAGAAGTCCAAGCCGTATCTGTTCAGCACGTCGAACACGTCGAACACCGAAAAGAAACCGCCTGTCAATGATGGCAAGCCGGTAGACGTTCGCAAGATGACGCCCGCCGAATACGAGGCTCACAAGAAGGCGTACTTGGCTGACTCGCGCAAGCAGTAAAGCCCGTTCCTCAGTAGTTCTCCAAACCAATAGCGGCCCGCCAATGTGCGGGCCGTTTGCTTTTTAAGGCTCCCAAATGGGTATCCAGAATTTTCCCGCTGCACTCGTCCCGGCAATTCAGCAAGGCATGCTTGCTACCGAATTCGGTACGGGCTTGGAATCGCAATTGACTTACCGCGATTGCGCCGACCGCGAAATCTTCAAAGCGAACATCGGTGAAACGCTCACCAAGACGCGCAAGGGTCTGAAGGCTCCGGTTACGACGCCGCTGAACCCGTCCACAAACACCAACCTGGACAACGGTCTTACGCCGTCCGGCTGGACCATCGAGCAATACGTGTTGAGCATCAACATGTACGGCGACACGATGGATTTGAACATGGTCACGTCCGGCGTTGGTATCGCCTCGCAATTCCTGGCGAACGCTCACACGAACGGCGTGCAGGCCAATCAATCGCTCGACCGTCTCGCGCGCAACGCGATTTTCGGCGCGTACCTGTCGGGTAACACCCGCGTTCTGACGACCCTCGGCGCTCCCGCGACGACCGTCCACGTGGACGACATTCGCGGCTTTCAAACGGCGTTTTCGAACGGCGTGCAAGTGCCGGTGTCGAGTTCGTTCCCGCTGACGGTCACCGTTGGCGCTGACGTGTATATCTGTTCGGGCGCTGTCGCTGACGGTTCGAACGTCTCGACCGCACCGAACGGCGTAAGCGGTACGCTGACCTTTACGACCAACGTCACGGTGCTGGATGGCACGGCGAATCAGCCGGTTATCGCCGCTGTTGGTTCCTCGATCTATCGCCCGAACAACCGCGCAACGCCCGCCGCGTTGGTCGCCGGTGACACGCTCACTATCGCGGTCGTTCTGCAAGCCGTCGCAACGCTGCGTTCGAACAAGGTTCCGACCATTCGCGGCCTGTACAACGCGTATATCGATGACCGCCAATTGCTCGGCCTGTTCGCAGACCCGGCATTCCAATTGCTGTATCGCGGCCAGTATGGTTCGGAAGCGTACAAGCAAGGCCAAATCATCGAAATGGTGGGCGTTCGTTTCATCCCGACCACGGAAAGCCCGCAACAAAACTCGCTCGGCGCTGGCACGATTCACCGTTGCTTGGTGGTCGGTCAAGGCGCGCTGATCGAAGGCGATTACGAGGATACGGCTTACTCGAATGTGCCGCAAGCGGCTGGCCTGATCGAAGTCATCAACGGCGTTGCGATGGTCACGCGCGAACCGCTCGACCGCCTGCAACAAATCATCGCCCAATCGTGGTATTGGATCGGCGGCTTCTGCGTCCCGACCGACATTACCGCCAATACGGCAATCATCCCGACCGCGACGAATGCGTATTTCAAGCGCGGCGTCATCGTTGAATCGCTCTAATTGAGCGCGGGGGCTGCTGCGGCGGCCCCTGTTTCCGTTGGAGTGTATGACATGGCAACAAAGAAACCCGCCGTTGTGGCGGATAAGACCGTTGGTGACTCGACCGTGTTGCCGGATAGCGTGACGCTCGCCGCGCCTCACGGCTTCTACGACGAGGCAGGCGACTTGCAGGCATGGCTACAAGGCGAGGTAGTCACGGACAAGGCTGATATTGCCTTGCTGATCGAACGCGGCGCGCGCCTTCTTCCGGCTGAAGCCAAGGCGGCCTAATGGCCCTGACCTCTGCACAGCTAACCGATTGTCGGCGGTTCTGCGGCTATCCGATGTTTGGCGCGCAAGCTGTACAAATGTTTGGCTATCGGTTTTTCCAGTGGTACGGGGTCATGGAATACCGCATGGCGAACGCGTCGGCGGACGAGTTGACGGTGATTACCAATTACCTGACTCAGCTTACCTTGCTGGAAACGGCGATCTATAGCGCGTCCGCGAACCTGGACACGGCGCAAGCCGCCGTGTGGACTCACAACCCGAACGAACTACGGGACCGCAACGCGCTGTTCGATGACACGCGTCGCCGCCTCTGTGGTTTCTTCGGTATCCCGCCTGGCCCCGCATTGCAAAGTGTGGGCGGCGGGAACATCACGTTAGAGGTTTGATCGATGGATGGGCTAACGCTTCAGGATCGCGTCTACTACGGTTACGCGAAGTCGGCCCAATACATCGGCCTACCCTTCGCGCAGTATCGCCCCACAGGGGCCACAAACCCCCTTAGCGCCTCCCCGCTGAATGCTGCTTTACTCGCCAGTTTCAACGCGCAAGACATGAAATACGGCAAAGCGAACAAGTACGGCAATCCCGTATGGTTTTGCCTCGCTGATGGGCGCGTGTTGCAAGTCTTTGATTACCTCGTCGGACCCGGCAAAACGTTTTACATCGCAGCAATGCAACCGCTGTTGCCGATTCTCGCCGTTGAGTGCAACACGGTAATCAATGTGTCGCGCCCGCAACTGCAAACGCAAGTCGGCGGGATCACGGATTACGAAGGCACGACAGCGGCGAATGAGACGCCGCTAATGACTGGCTTCCCGGCATCGGTGTTGCAGGGTTCAAAGGGGGAAAGGGGCGAGGTTGTGTTACCCGGCGACGTGCGTAACGCCTGGTGGATTGTCATGTTTCCGTATGTCGGCGTAACGCTGCGCTCCGGTGATTTGATTTACGACACGATTGGGCGGCGCTACATCATTTCGAGCGCCGAACTGACGGACCTCGGCTACCGCCTAACCGCAATTCAGGGGCAAACGTAATGGCCGATCTGTCAGACGTTCAAAGTGTGCTAGTCGGTCTAATCGCTGGCTGGCTCTATCCGCAAGGCGGCTCCGGTAATTCTGTTTTGGGCTTCCCTGTTCGGATCGGACAGGGCTGGCCTACTGCTGCCTCGCTCGACCCTGATCTATATGACGGCGTTGCAAATATCTCGATCTATGCGAACCCGATGGAGCGCAAGACGACGCGGTATCTGCAAGGCTGGCAAATTCAAAAGAGCAACGCGCCCACGCTGACGCTAAACGCGGTGGGCCGCGTCATCACAGTAGGCGGGACGAATCCCGCGCCCTACTCGCAGCAAAACTGCGCCGTGTTCGTGAATGGTGAGCCATACACATACCCGGTACAGGCAACTGACACGCTGAACACCATAGCGAGCGCCCTAGCCGCTGTCATCGCAATAGGGGTGCCGGGTACGGTATCGGCGGGACAAACGATTGTGCTGCCTTCTGGCGCGCTCCTTGGGGCGCTACGAGTGGGCGGAACAGGGACGGCGGTAAAGGTCGTCAAAAACCAGTCCCGATTGTTTCAAATCATCGTGTGGGCCGCTACCTCTGTGCAGCGCTCGCAAATCGTCAACCTGATCGATCCAATGCTCGCGGACATGCCGCGCATTGGCATGCCCGACGGTCTGTATGCGCACCTGTCGTATCACGATAGCCCGCAAATCGATCTAGGCGAAAAGGCCCGTTTGTACCGTCGAGACATTCGATACATGGTCGACTTTTCGACCACAAAGACGCAAGGCGTTGCACAGGTCATCGTGGGCCGTACCGTTATCTCTGACGAGTTCGGGAACATCATCAATACAACCGCTTCTTAGGGAACCTCATGGCTAAGGCTAAAGACGCTCAGACCTTTGATTTCGATTTGGTCGTCATCCATCAATTCGGCTTTGTCGAGCGCGGAACGCGTGTGACGGACGCCGCACAAATCGCTGAAATTCTCGACGGCGAAAACGCGCATCACTGCCACAAGGTAGCGAAGGAAGTCGCCGCGCAGTAATCCCCCCTCAACCGAACAAAGAGCCCGCCGCGTGCGGGCTTTTTGCATTGGAGTAACACACCTTGCCTATTTATCAAGTCGGCCAATTGAATTTGACTTCGCTCGCCGCTCCCGGCGTGTACCTGCAAATCCAACCGCCGCCCCTCATTATCAACGGCGTACCGTCCAACTTGCTTGGCTTGGTCGGTGTCGGCTCCTGGGGGCCGGTGAATTCGCCTACCCTCGTCGGCGGCCCGTCTGACGTGACCAATTTCCTCGGCAATCCGCAAGTGCGTAAGTATGACTTGCCGATTGCTATGGAAATCGCGTTCAAGGTCGGCGCAACCGCAATCCAATATGTGCGCGTCACTGACGGCACGGACGCGGCTGCAACGGTCACAGTCATGGACACGGCTACTACCCCGCTGGTGGGCATCACGTTGACCGCCTTCTACACTGGCACAGGCGGCAACGGCATTACCGCCAACGTGACAGCCGGTAGCAAGGCCGGAACGTACCGCCTCGTCATTTCGAAGCCTGGCCTACAGCCTGAAGCATTCGATAACATCGCTGGCACTGGCGCGGCTCTGTGGGCGGCTATGTGTAGCGCCGTCAATAACGGCCAATCGCAAGTTCGCGGCCCGTCTCAAATCGCCGTTGCCACGGTCGGTACTTCGGTATCCGTTCCGAATCTCGTCCTGACCTTTACCGCGTCCGGTGGCACTGACGGAACGACCGGCGTAGTGGATACGACGCTAGTAGGCGTTGACGGCATTGCAGGCGTGCGCAAGGGTATGTATTGCCTTCGCGGTACGGGTTGCCAGGTCGGCACGCTGCTTGACCATTCGGACATTACCGCAGCGAGCAACGTGCTTGCGTTCGGTCTGTCGGAGGGGATCTACTTCGGCGGCCAGGGTGCGCCGGGTGCCTCGTATTCGACCGTCTCGACCGCGCTTAACCTCGCTGGCGCTGACGGCTACGGCCTAAAAATGATGGTCGGTGATTGGGTGACGTATTTCGATGCGACCAACAATCAAAACCGCCTCATTGGTCCGGCTACGTTTTGGGCCGCAGAGCAAGCGTCACTGTCGCCGGAACAATCGAGCCTGAACAAGCCGATTCTGGCGGGGATCGTTTCGACGCAACGCGTGTTGCAAAAGCTCCCCTACACGGCTACGGAAATCGGCGCTATCAAGGCCGCGCGCCTCGACGTGATTACCAACCCCTCGCCGGGTGGTAGCTACTACGGCATGCAAACCGGCGTGAACTGTTCCAGTTCGAACGGCGTGCAGGGTGATAACTACACCCGCATGACGAATTATCTCGCGCTGACGCTGGCAAATGCCTACGGTAAGGTCATCGGCCAGAATCAAACGGTTGATTTGCGTCTCGACGTGCAAACGTCGATGCAAGCATTCCTTACGAATCTCTGGCGCGCCAAGATGATCGGGGACGTAAATAACCCTACCGCGCTTCCGTTCAGCGTTGAAATCGACGCGGGTAACAACCCGGACCAACAGGTAGAAAACGGCTACATGACGGCTAACGTCATGGTCAAGTATCTGTCTGTCATCTACTACTTTGTGATTAACCTGCAAGGTGGTCAAACGGTCGTCATCCAATCGCGCGCCGTCCCGCAATAATCGCCGGTAGTACGAACCAATAGCGCCCCGCTCACATGCGGGGCGTTTTCATTTAAGGATACGAAATGCCTTTGAACGGCTTTAGCGTAGGGCGCGACATTGCGACCAACATTCAAACGCCTTCCGGCGCTCTCCCCCTCGCGCTGATTACGAAATTCACTTCGAAGCCGGAAACCACGGACAAGAAAGTTAAGGGGCTCGACGGGCGCACTCGTCACCTGATCTTTCCCGATGGCTGGACGGGATCGTTTGAAGTCGAGCGCATGGATTCGACCGTTGACGACTTCTTTGCAGCACAGGAAGCCGGGTATTACGCGGGTCTGGATTTGCTCCCCTCGACCATCACGGAAACGATCACCGAAGCAAGCGGCGCGACGACGCAATATCAATTCAACGGTGTCATCCTGAAGTTGGATGACGCGGGCGATTGGGAAGGCGATAACACCGTAAAGCAAAAAATCTCTTTCATGGCGGAAACCCGCATTAAGGTAGCTTAAACATGACGTCAATCGCAGTAAAGAAGGCCAAACAGGCCGCGACCCCCGCCGCTGATTCCCCGTCCGCCCAACTCATTGCGAAGGCGGACGCCGCAACGGTTATCACCTTGCAAGATGGCCGCACGGTCACGCTGAAGAAACCGGGCGTTCTCTCGCAATTCCGCCTGGTGCGGATGCTTGGCGATGCCGCCAAAAATCAGGTGTACGTGTCTATGGTTCTGCCCTTCACGTACATCACTGCGATTGACGGCAAAGCTGTTGCCGCGCCGAACACAGAGCGGGAAATCGAAGCGCTGATTACGCGCCTTGGTGACGAAGGCGTAGACGCGGTAATGCATGGCGTCGCTGATAACTTCGGATCGGCAAAGCCTGAAGAAGTCCAGGCCGAAATAAAAAACTAGCCACCTCTGCACCAATCAGCGAGGCGCTTTGGCTAGTTCGAAACGGGGTGCCGTTTGATATTGCGTTTTCATTGGACGACGCAACTAGAGCGGCATTCAGTATTAAGTTTAGCGAATTCGAAGGCCATAAATTCGATTACAAGCGTATGGAGTTCAAGGAAAACAAATGAGCGTCTTGCGCACGTTTTCGAGTATGAGCGCATTTGCGGATCACTTGCTTGAGAGGCAAGCGCTAGTAACCCTTGAGTTACGGCGATGCCTTGGTGACGTTGCAGAGGCGATTCAAGAAACCGCGAAAGGCGAGCTTGGGCATTACCAAGCCGCTATCGGCCCGTTTGACGCGTGGCAAGAATTGGCGGACAGCACGAAAGAGGACCGCGTACAGCAAGGCTACACGGAAAACGACCCGTTGCTAAGGTCAGGCGAAATGCGGGAATCGATCAAAAACAGAGTGAGCGGTCTAGAGGCTGTCATCGGCTCCGCCAAAGATGAGGCGGTATGGATGGAGCTAGGCACAACCAAAGCCCCGCCCCGCCCCTTCCTCGGCCCCGCCATTTTCCACAACGAGGAACTGATTAAGGAAGTGCTAGGGGCCGCGCTGGTTACCGGCATCTTGGGTCATGGCGTGCGAATGCCTACCGCAATGACCTCGCGGCGAATCAGCCGGTAAGAACGGACGCGAAAACGCGCAAAAGCACGTACAGCCCGCCCAAGGCGACGGCAAAGAACGGCAATAGCGCGACAGCGCACACAAGCCGGAAAGCCCACAGCGCCCCGCCCGTTAGCTTGGCGGGGCGTTTCTGCTGGCTCGACGGGTAGACACGGCGCACATGCGGGTATTGAACGAAGCTGAATTGACCCGCCGCCCAATCATGGAGTCGAAATCTAAAGGATGGTTTCATGTTTGAAGCCTTCAAAATCGGGGTTAAATTATCCCTAGTTAATGAAGTATCGCACGGATTGATTGCGATGGCTTCGGATTTTGGTCGAGCGGAGCATGCGGCGGATTCGTTGCGCTCCCGACTCGATCGTATGTCAACCAGTACCAAACTTATGTTCGGTGGCGCTCTAGCCGTTGGGCTTGGTGCGTCGCTGGCTATGGCGCTCAAGCCTACCATTGATGCGGCGAAGGAATGGGAAACGGCGCGGGCAAACTTCAGCCTGTTCGGCATGGATGATGCGCAGAACCAGGAGGCTTTCAAGTTCGCGCAGAACATGGACATAGCGGGCTCAACCTACGTTGACAACCTGCGAAAGATGACGGAAGCGCAAGGCGCGTTTCGTGAATCTGGTTTGAAAGGTAGTGAGGCGCTAGCCGGTGCAAAGCTCGCCGCGCCGATGCTGTCAAAGCTCGCCGCGCTGTCGAAAGCTGGCGGTCACGAAATGTCAGAAGCCGATGACAAGGCTTTGATTCGAGCAATCGAAATGTCGGGCGGCTTAAAAGATGCGGCTTCGTTCAATGACCGCGCCAACGCAATTTTTAAGCTCGTCGGTTCGTCTGGCGGCATGGTGCATTACGAGGACGTTCGCGCCTTCTATGCTCGCGGTGGTATCTCTGCGAAAAACCTTACCGATGACGCACTGATGAAGCTAGAGCCGATCATTGGCGAAATGAAGGGGACAACTGCCGGAACCGCGCTGATGACCGGGTATAACCGGCTGAACGGTATCGTAAAGCTCCCGAATCAAATCGTGCATGAGTTGGTTAATTCCGGTTTGTGGAACGGAAAAAACATCGAATGGAATTCTCAGGGCGGCGTAAAGAATATGAAGTCTGAGGGGCTTCTAGCTGGTGCTAGTGAGCTTCAGACGGACCCGGTTGCATGGGAACGAAAATACCTTGAACCGATGTACGCAAAAATGGGCCTGGTTACACAAGCGCAAAAAGACTTGGAAAACGGCCGCATCTTTGGTCGCAATCCTGGCGGCTTGTTTTCTCTAATTCAACGTCAGGCAACAGTGATTGACCGTTCGCCAGATGCGATCAATAAGCGCTTGGGCATTGACCAATCGTTTAACTTGCTGAAGAACACAACGGCATCACAGGAACAGCAAGCCGCAGCGAACTGGAAAAACATCATGACGAATGTAGGCGTTAGCATTTTGCCTAACGTCAATCGCGGGCTGATGAAGCTTAACGACATTCTCACTAGGGTATCGAACTGGACGCGCGATAACCCGGAACTGGTAAAGGCTGTCGCATACACAGGGATGTTTATCTCAGGCCTCCTGATCGTAGGAGGAACCCTGATGCTTCTAGCCGCTGCAATTGCTTTAATCGGTGGCCCTATCACGTTGGCGGTTGTGGCTGTCGGCCTGCTCGGCACTGCGGTTATTTGGCTTTGGAAACTGGTTCCTTGGGCAAAGGTCGGAGACGCTATCACAGACGCGGGTAAATCGTTCCTTGGTTTCTTCGCTGATCTGTGGTCCGGCATTACCGGGCTGTGGACGAAACTAAAGTCCGTGTTGCCTGATTCGTGGTTTAAGACGAATGCGCCAGGCACTACCGGCAAGGGTACGCCCGACAACGCGCCGCATGGCACGACAACGGGCGGTAGCGGGTTTGTCCGTCCGCGCGCTGCCGCTCCTGTGCAAGTGTCGACCCAAATCAATCTTGACGGCAAGAAGGTTGCCAGCGTGGTTAGCGACCATATGGCTAACGGCGTCATGTCCGCGCATGGTCCGGGCGGTTTCAATTTCGGCGTCGGTCAAGCCACAGCCGGACAGGGGTACTAAATGGCGATCACTCTAACCCTCGGGGATTTTGTTTTCGCTGATACGGAAATCCCCGAACACATCGCAGTAAAGACGAAGCAAAAAACGGTGGTGCATAAGTTCGTGGGCGGCGCTCGGCAAGTTGACGTGCTGGGCGCTGACCATGAACCGCTTGAATGGTCCGGGATTTTCGTCGGGAGTAACGCTCTAGTCCGCGCCGTGACGCTCAAGGGTATGTGCGATGCAGGCTTACCCCTGTCTCTCTCATGGTCTGAGTTTTTCTATCAGGTCACGATAGAGTCATTCGAAGCGGACTACGAACGTGACTACCAAATCCCCTACAAGCTGTCGCTCACGGTAGTTCAGGACATGACCAACCCGCCCGGTGATTTCGGCGGGTCGAGCATGGATGAAATCATAGACGGAGACATGAGTACGGCTACCTCGCTGTCATCCGCTATTGGCAATAGCGGCTTGTCAGGTGTCATGTCTACCTTGAGTTCGGCTGTGTCGTCCGTTTCGAGTTTCGCCACGGCGGTAAAGTCGGAAATCAATTCTGTTCTGACGCCGCTTGCGCAAGCTCGCTCATATGTCAAAACGCTGATCGCATCGACAGAGAACACCATTCAGAGCGTTACGACGCTGGGCGGCATCCTGCCGAACAACCCTGCTGCGCAAAACGCATCGCGCCTATTCACGCAGATCAACGCGATGACGAATCAAACGAACCTGGTGCAGCTTGATAGCGTGCTTGGTCGCATGGGCGTCAACATCGGTCAAATTGGTTCTGGCGTTAAGTCTGTGAATGTCGGAAGTGGGACGCTGTTTGACCTCGCCTCAAAGTTCTACGGCAAAGTTTCCGGCTGGACAGCATTGCAAACGGCTAACCCGCAACTCAAGGGCGACCCGAACATTAACGGCAATCAAACAATCGTCATCCCGCCGTATGCGGGTGATTCGGGAGGCGTCATAAGTGCCTGATACCGTCAACGCGGTACGCGGGGCGGTAAAGCTGAACGGTACTAATTTGCAGGTTGGAGTAACGGCGTTCGAAGTGGAGAACAATACCTATTCGAACGCCGATACTTTCTCCTGCACGTTCGCAGCAAACGCGCTCCCTGCTAGCAACAATGCAAACTGGTTTTCTCAACAGACCGATATGTATGTTGAACTTTTCATGGGCATTCCGCCTAACCCTAGCAATTGGGTAACGGACGATTTGAAAAGCTGGATTTACGGACAGACGGACAAGATTGAATACGACCCAATCGCCGGGACTATCTCTGTACATGGTCGTGACCTTACCCGCGTTTTCATCGACGCAAAGACAACGGAAAAGTTTCAGAACAAAACGAGTTCGCAGGTCGCAACTATCCTGGCGGCTCGGCATGGTCTAACGGCTCAAGTGGTGGCGACAAAAACGCCAATCGGCAAGCTGTACGAAATCGACCATGAGCATATGAACGACGCGCAAACCGAATGGGACATTCTTACCCACCTTGCGCGTATCGAGCAATACGCCGTGTACGTGCGCGGTAAAACGCTGCACTTCAAACCGAAGCCGGACCAATCGACGGTCACGCCCTACCCGCTTATCTGGACCCCGCCCGATGCTGTTACGGGATTCCCTACTTGCGCCGTTACAAAGCTCACTCTCGAAAGAGCGTTGACTATCTCGCGCGGTATTACGGTCGTGGTGCAGTCATTCAATGATGCGGCTCAAAAGACATTCACGGCGACATACCCGCCCAAGCAACCGACCAAAATTAAGGTAGGCGGTTTCGGTGCGCCGCAAACGTACTACTACGACATAGCGAACCTGACTCAACAGGGCGTTGTGGCGCGGGCTCAATCGAAGTACGCGGAACTGATTCAGCACGAAATGAATATGTGTTTCGACATTCCGGGCGCTGGCAATGACGCACTCGACGTAGACAGCCTTATATCGCTCAATGGTACTGGCACGGCATGGGATCAAGTCTATTTCCCTGAATCGCTCAAGCGCAGCATGAGTTTTGAAAACGGATTCACGCTTGAGGTAACGACAAAAAACCACGCCCCCGACTCACAGGAAACCACGCAATGACGCGAGCATTTAACAAGATGACAGCGGCCATTGCGATGCAATCGGACCTGTCGAGTAACACGAAGTCCAGGGAGCGCGTTGGAATAATTTCTGATTACGACCCGAACACGCACGCCGTTAAGGTCATGTTGCAGCCTGAGAACGTAGAAGCGCCGGGATGGATTCCGCTCGGCGCTGTCGGTGTTGGTAATGGCTTCGGCGTGGTGTGTGCGCCGAACATTGGCGACATGGTTCAAGTGACTTTTACGCGGGGTGACGGAAAGGGGCCAAAGGTAACGGGCCGCTTCTTTTCGTCGGTCAACATGCCGCCCGTTGTCCCGTCCGGTGATACGTGGATAGTCCACAAGTCCGGGAACATGATGAAGTTTAACGGTGACGGGACGATTCTTATTATGTCTCCAGAAACCATCACATACCAAGCGCAGCAACATCATTTCATTGGCCCTGTGCTAATGGATAACACGCTTACCGGCAACCAAGGTATCGCTATTAGCGGCGACAACGGGACCGGCAACGCATCAACGGTGAACGGCAATTTCAGCACAACCGGAACGATAACAAACAACGGTCACGACATTGGATCGATGCATAAACACGTCAACTCCGGTGGCTCCGGCCTTGGTGGAGTACCGCAATAATGGACCTGTACCACTTTTGGGGCGAGGATTTGAATGTGTCTGCTTCTGGCGACTTAGCAACCGCCAACGATAGCGACACGACGACGCAGGAAATTCTGCGCCAACTCATGACCAACCCCGCGTTAAACGACGCAGCAGGCAACCCCATTTCATCGGCTGACTATGCCGACCATCCGACATGGGGCGCTGGCCTTCCGCGTCGCATCGGCTCAACTATCGATATGCCGACCGTCCGCGCCGTTGTGCGCAGTGTCGTCTATTCGTATCGAACCGTTGCACGTTCGCCCGCGCCGTCTATCGTAGTTACACCGTTCAATGATGGCGCGACGGTTTCAATTTCGTATCTCAATCTAGTGACGGGCGAGACAGATACGCTTAGTTTTGACATAAACAAATGAGCGTTCAAAGTCAGTCTTTCTCTCAGATTTTGACGGGCTTCGCAAACGTGGTGCAGGGCTCCGCGTCCGTGCTTGTTAATTTCGTTTTGGGCTCGATTCTCCGGGCGATTGGTGAGGCTACCTCATGGGTGACCATGTGGCTTCAAACCATGATCCTAAACGGCATCGCTCTGACGCGGGCCTTTACGTCAAACGGTGAAGACCTCGATTCATGGCTCGCGCAATACGGTTTTAAGCGCCTCGCGCCGACCCCGGCGAGCGGTCAAGTCACGTTCTCCCGATTCACCTTCACGAACCAGGCCGTTATCCCTGTCGGCTCGATTGTGCAGACCGGCGACGGGACGCAGCAGTATCAAGTCTTAGCGGACACGACAAACCCAGCGTATAGCGTGACGCTCGGTGGGTTCGTCATTCCTGCCGGTACGCAGACGGTCACTGTGACGGTGACGAGCATCACGCCCGGTAACAACTCGCTTGGCCTGCCTGACTCGTCCGGCAATGTTGCGCTCGGCACGATCAACGCAATGTTTCAGGCTATTCCCGGCGTCAACACTGTATCGAACGCCTCGGCGTTTGCGAACGGCGTAGACGCTGAGAGTGACGCCGCTGCGCGTATTCGCTTCGTGGGGTATCTGGCTACGCTGGCAAGGGCAACAAAGGCTGCTGTAGGCGCTGCAATCACGGCATTGGGCGCAAACTTCAGCTACACCCTTGGGGAAAACGTCACGTACGTGGGTGCCGTACAGATGGGTTACTTCTATGTCGTGGTGGATGACGGCACAGGCTCACCTACAAGCGGGGTTCTTTCGACAGTCTATAACGCGGTGGACGCGGTTCGGCCTTTTACGTCGAGCTTCGGTGTGTTCGCTCCGGTTAAGGAAATGGCTGTAGTGTCGATGACGGTCAACACGGTTTCGACGGGTGCCGCACACGCGGTAACTGCGGGCCTTGTTCAAATCGCCGTGCTTGCCTACATCAATAGCCTTCCGCTAGGCGCGTCGCTGAACTACTTCCAATTGAGCAACGTTGCAATCAACGCCTCGCCGGACGTTACCGGGATTCAATCGCTTTTGCTGAACGGCGGAACCGTCGATATGGTCATCACGTCGCAGCAGATTATCAAGTCAACTAGCGTATCGGTGATTTGATGAAAGGCGACCAAAAAGACATGTTTGCGCGCCTTAAGGAGCGCGTTCCTCGCGGCTGGTTCGGTGACGTACACCCGCTTCTAGACGCGGTATTCCAAGGCATTGCGTGGGCGCTCGCTGGCGTCTACTCGCTGTATGCGTACATGGTTCTACAGACGCGCATTCAGACCTCGACCGATGGATGGCTCGATATGTCGGCGGTCGATCACTTCGGCCCGACAGGACTACTCCGCCTTACCAACGAATCGGACCCGGTTTATCGGAACCGGATTTTGGTCAACATCATTCGAGAGCGAGGAACACGCAACGCGGTCATCAAGGTTCTAACAGACCTTACGGGGCGCGCTCCTACGATTGTCGAGCCGATGCGACCGCTAGACACAGGGGCTTATGGCGCGCCAAACATCGGCTACGGCGTAGCCGGTGCGTACGGCTCAATGCTTCTCAACTACCAAGCCTTTGTGACGGCCTACAGACCAATAGGAACGGGTATTCCCCTTGTCTCTGGCTACGGTACGTCATCGGGCGGCTACGCAACGCCGTCACGTTCGGATTACGCATCAATTGGCGACGTAATAAACGCGGTGAGCGATGCGGCTATCTATGCCGCTGTCGCTTCCGTTATCCCTGTCGCAACTATCGCATGGATGCGTATCTCAAGCTGACACGCCCCATCGCATCAAAAACAAAGGCTCGCATTCGCGGGCCTTTTTCTTTTTCAGGATCAAAATGGATCGTCAGATTGTTTATCCGGGCGCTATTCCGCTCGAAACCGATATTCTCAACACCAATCGTAGCGTGCTTTCCTCGATTGGCTCGCTGATCGGTGACACGCTGGGCACTGCTACGCAATTTACGGGGCTCGGTTGCGTTCCTTCCATCCCTGCCGCGCTGACTGTCGTCATCAATCCGGGCGTTGCGTATTCGCTTCAGAATCTCGACAACACGCCGTATAGCTCGCTGCCCCAGGACACGGCGCACCAAATCATGAAACAGGGCATCATGCAGAACGCACAAACGTTCTCGACGCCCGCGCCTGGAACGTCCGGTTTCTCGATCAACTACCTTGTGTCGGCGGCGTTCGTTGAGGCTGACATTAATCCGGTGGTTCTGCCGTACTACAACGCGGCGAACCCGGCCCAAGCGTTCAGCGGTCCCGGTGGTAACGGCGCTTCGAACAACACCACGCGTCAGAATACGGTACAGCTTACGCTTACCCCTGGCGTCGCTGCGCTGACCGGCACTCAGGTTACGCCCGCCACACCTGTAGGCACGACCGCACTCTATGTCGTCACGGTGGCATTCGGTCAAACGACCGTTACCGCGCTGAACATTGCCAAGGTATCGGGCGCACCGTTTTTCCCCGGCTTTGTCCGTGTTGACGGCTCGACGCCTTTTACCGCAGTGCAAACGGGCGTTGCTCCCGCTGCCAACGATAGCAGCGCGGCCTTCGTTACGTCTGCATGGGTAATGCGTCAGGGGACGGGAGTAGTTGGTCTAGTGCGAAACCTGTCGGCAAGGCTGACCACGGCGGGCGCATCGATCATATTTACGGCCGCAGAAATTCAAGTCGAATCGGTATTGATCGGCGGCCTGAAGGCAACACTTAGCAACCTTAACGTAACGTTCAACGGCGCGGGAGCGAACGGCGCAAATGGTATGGATACGGGCAGTATGCCCGCATCTGGATTTGTCGGTATTTATGCAATTTATAACCCGACAACTTCGACCGCAGCAGTGTTAGGCGTAAATGCATCATCGCTGTTGAATGAAACGTACACCGGCGCTAATATGCCAGCCGGATACACAATGAGCGCGCTGCTTACGGTCTTGCCGACCAATGCATCTTCGCTGATTGTGCCTTGCGTTGTGCTGGATCGCTCTGTTGATATTGCCAACGTAACGGCAATGTCAACTAACACGGTAGCGGCCTCTCCTACTATCGTAAATAACACTGCTGTTCCGCTGAATGCTAAGACCTTTTCCGGCTCGATTACCGCTGGCAACACGGCTGCCAGCACGGTAACGCTAACGATTTATTCGAGCGTTGCTGGAACTGCCTTGCAAACTGTCGGCATCGCCACCACTGGCGCGGCCTCGAATCAGTTGTCGCTAACCCGAATGAAAATCAGCACGCCGCAGCGCATGTTCTACTCAGCCACCAGTACAACCGGGACGCCTACATTTACGGTTATCACTAACTCTTACGAGATTTAAGACATGCCAAAAATTTGGATGCAGTTCGTAGACTCTGCGATGACCCAGCCTTGCGGCTGGTCATGGGGCGAGCAAGCTTCGGAAACCTGGCCCAATCAGGCGCAAGTGGATACTTCTGACGCCCGTTATGTGGCGTATTACGGCGCTATGATTCCTTCGGTTCGTGACATGTCTCCGACCCCTGACGCAACCCAAGTTTGACGACCTACCTTGCGGACTCTGCCGGAAATGTCGGCACGCCCGCGAGGTAGTATGTCACGCCATCCGCGCTCCAATGCGGGCGCTTCAAGTCGTAGAAGTGTTCCCGAAATGTAGCTACGATCATTTTACCTTCCGCCAGGCATACATAGTCTTTGTATGCGCTCGGCGGGTTCGATTCTGCATCAATCCATTCCATTTTTACCCCTCAATAATCCTGCATCAAAATCGATACGTTGCCATTAAAACATGTGCGCCGGTTGCGAGTCCAGGCGTTCCCTTCGACCAATCGGCTTTGATTTGATAGTAGCGATACGACAATGAAAAGTTGTCGCGTTCGATGCGCGCGCCTGCAACGTAGCCGAACTGTGTTTTCGGGTCATGTTGAAAGTGTACCCATTGATTTCCCAAATCATACAGCGATTCGTGCCACGTTTGCCGATACGCCCACATGCCGCCCTCGACGGCGAACCGGAAGCCATGCCACGTATAGCCAAGGTCGAGCGTTACAGGAATGCCCTGTGTGTGGCCCATGCCGTTAAACGGCGAGTATCGCGTACCCGGCGAAAGGTTGTGTACTTGGTGGGTGCGCGGATTGTAGTTGTCATCTGGCACGCCATCAACTGACGCGGTGTATGTGCCAATGTAGACGTAATCTGCATGCCAACGCAAATCGAAGCTTTCGTGCTTGTAGATTGAGCCGGTAAAGCCAGCCATGAGCGCGGGCGTGTTCTGCTTTTCGCGGTTGTTCGGCGCGCCTTCCTGTATCCACGTGCCGTCCCCCATGTCGGAGATATGTGAAGCGCCGATGCCCGCCTCAAACTGAAACCAATCCTGTGCTTGGGCACTGATCGAAGCTGTAGCAAGTAGGAGCGCCGCAGCAAGTAAGCGAATGCCTGAAGTAGTCATTTTAACCGTCCGTTCCGTTGTCGGAGCGCGGGGCGCGCTTCCGTAGTCCGAACAATACTACCTGGTGGGTAGTATTTCAACAATTATTTTCACCACAGGAAAAAGATGGACCCGAACATTCTGAACGCGTGGCTCCTGGCCGCTGCCGCCGCTGCTTGTGCCGTTTTATGGTGGCTGTTCCGTAGCCTGCATGCAAAGGTCGATCAAACAGACCGCGACTCAAACTTAGCCGCTGACTGGATCAAGGATGACTTGGCGAAATACAAGCTAGAGAACGCCGCATACAGAACTCACATTGCAGAGACGTATGTAACGGCGTCGCAATTTAATACGGTGGTCGAGAAGCTGTTTAACAAGCTTGACGACATTTACAAACTGCTAAACGCCAAGGCTGATAAGGAATGAACATTACCCCGGCGCTACTCATGCAAGCCGTACGCCCGCTAGCCGTTAATGCAACGCGCTGGGCCGCTCCGCTTCAATCAGCATGTGACAAGTATTCGATCAACACTCCGCAGCGCTTGGCGGCGTTCCTCGCGCAGATTGGACATGAATCGCGTTCTCTGTCTGCGTCGGCGGAATCGTTCGATTATTCCATCCCCGCATTAATGGCTGAGTTTCCGCGCACGATGCCTTATGCAATGGCTGTCAAGTACGGACGACAGCCGAACGAAAAAATGGTCCCGCTCGCGCGACAAATGCAAATCGCAAATATCGTGTACGGGAACCGATTCGGCAATGGGAATTCAGCGAGCGGGGACGGCTGGAAATATCGCGGCTCGGGTCCGGTTCAAACTACCTTCCTCGCCAACTTTCAAGACGCCAAAGAGGGAACGGGAATTGATGTTGTTTCGAATCCCGACCTTGTGCGAACTGATGCTATGACAGGCGCAATGGTGTCCGCTTTCTTCTGGATCAATCACGGCTTAAACAGCCTGGCCGATTCGGGTTCATTCGATGCAATCACGAAACGCATTAACCCAGCAATGGCGGGGGCCGCTGATCGCAACATACGTTTCGATTGGTGCAAGGCCGCGCTAGGCATTTAACCAAACTCAACAATCGGATATAGCCCGCCTAGTGCGGGCATTTTTACGTCTATGCAAATCGCACACGAACACGCGCAGCACGAAACCATCGAAATTGACATTTTCTATCCCGACCATTCGCCGCGCAAAGAGTCGGCATTGTTCGCGCGCACAAAACATCATTTAGTGCATGTTCTGGATGAGCCGTGTTGGGTATGTGGCTCGAAAGAGAAACGCGAGGTACATCATTTTCACGCTGAATGGGCCGATAGCGAGGGAATCGATTGGGACAAGATGAAAGCATTTCATCCCGCTTTCGATTGGTCGACATTTACCGAAGCAACGGATTTTATCGACTCTGAATACAACATGATGGTTTTGTGTGAAAAACATCATCGCGGCAAAGATCACGGAATACACCTTTTGCCCTATCCGATATGGGTAATGCAGCGTAATCAACGCGCCGACTTTATCTTTTCACCTGACGAGGTAAAGGCGAAATAATACCCGTACGGTAGTATAATGTCTGCGTTCGCATTCATAGGAGATTCCATGCAAACGACGCTTGATACAGCTTTAAAGATGGCTTCCGTTGGGTTTCTGATTGTGGCTTGGATGGTAGCCGATTTTATCGGCATCAAAGACCCGATTCTATTTGGCGCCCTGGGCTCGCTTATTGGCGCTGTGCCGGTGTGGCATGTCGCAAACAATTTGCCGTTCAGCCTGAACGTTAAGGCGACTCCATGAAGCGGACATTAATCGCCGTCTCGGTTATTTCGCTGCTATATGGCTGCGCCGGTATCGCCACTTACTCAATTCAACCCTACGAGACTTCAGCCGGTTTGCAGGCGTGCTGCAAGGTAACGATCACGAACGGCAAAGACATTGCGAACGTGTCGGCGCACTTCACGAAAACCGGCGATGACTACACGGTTGACCTGATCGAAACGGGAGTAGTTGCAACCGCACCAATCGCGGCCAATGGTGCAACGGTGTCCGCTGTCGCGGGCGCTGGTTCTGATGCTGCCGCCTCTGTCGTAAAACTCACCAAGTAAGGAACGCAATGAAACGAATTCTGCTGTGCGCATCCCTCGCCCTGTCATTTGCCTTTGCTGGCTGCGGCGCATTACCTCAAGCTCCGCACCAAACCCCGGCGCAAATCGCGGCTGTGGTGTGCCCTGGCGCTAAGACCGCGCTAAATACCGTCATCCTGTCGGGCGTATTCACTGGCGGCGCATTGGATACCCTGGACAAGCAGGTACAGCCCGACCTTGACGCCGTGTGCGTGGCTGGCGCTGCCGTCACGACCGCCGACCTCGACAACCTTGCAAACGTCGCCTTTCCGCTGGTGCTGTCAATCGTCAACGCCTCGGGCCTGTCCGCTGACGATAAAAAATATGCGGCGCTCGGCGTGACCGTAGCACAGGGCGCGATTCAAACCGCGCTCGCGTTGCAGGCGGCCCCTGTAACCGCGTCCACGGTGCCTCAATGAGCAAGTTCCTTACCCATCTGAAAATCGAACAAGCTACCGCGTTCGATGACGGTAATTGGCGGCTGCTGGCCCCGCTGCTGTACGTGAGCTTGGTCGCGCGCCAGGTTTTCGCGGTCCCGCCTGGGTTCGTGACTAACTTCGCGTCAGTGCCCCGCCTCATGTTCATCTACGCCCTGTTTGGCGGGACGGCTGACAAGGCGGCTACGCTGCATGACTGGCTGTACACGAAGCCCGCCAAGGTGCCTCGCCGCGTCGCTGATAAGGTGTTTCGGGAAGCATCCAAGGTAACCGGCGTCGCCGCCTGGCGTCGCTGGCCTATGTATTGGGGCGTCCGGCTGTTCGGCTGGTCGCACTACAACACGACCGATTAGGCGGCGTTCCTTTTGGCGTCCCTTTTTAATCCGCGCCAAGCCTGTTAAGGCATCCGCAATCACATCATCGGAATACGGCGCATTTTTTGCGCCCTTTCCGAAACCCCCGCCTGTATTGGCTAACCGGCTCCCCGCGCTTTACTGGCGGGCGTTTGCCGGGTTCTGGCCGCAACACTCCAAGTAGCACAACGCACCACAAAACACCATTACGTTGTACCATTCGGCATGGGTTTTTTGAGCCCCAATCGAAAAAGGTACGCCGGTATGAAATTCGACGCGAAAAAGGTACGCCTTATGGCTCCCGGCACAGAGGAACCAATAGACGGGTTCCCCGGCTTGCGCATTGCCGCGACGACCAAGCGGCGGTCATGGCTGTATCGCTACAAATCGCCCGTAACGGGCACAATGAAACAGACCAAGTTGGGCGAATGGCCCGCCGTCACTCTGCCAGCCGCTATTATTGCATGGGAGTCCGCTAGAGCGTCCCGCGCCTCTGGCGTAGACCTTGCCATGTCCAAACGGAACGAAGCCCGCCAAGCGGCTGATTCGAAGCCGCAAGCATATTCCGTGCGCGTACTCTGTGACGAGTATTTGGCGGGTCATGTCGAGCATGCGCGAAACCAGGCGGGCGCGGACAACGCGCGCCGTTTGATCGTGCGCGGGATAAAGCCAATCGCCACGCGTGACCCTGGCACAATCACGCGGGCGGAAGCCTTCGCGCTGTTATCTGATCGGCGCGAATCTCCGGTGGCCGCCGCCAAGTTGCGCGCGGAGCTAGGAGCGGCATGGGAATACGCCATAGACTCAGGCAGGCTCGCGCACGAAACGCCTAATTGGTGGCGTCAGGTAATGCGGGGCCGCTTAAAGTCAGTGGGGCGAGTTAGGGCGGGCGAGCGGACGAAGGTAAAGCGCGTCCTGACTGATGCGGAAGTGACGGCCCTGCTCGCATGGTTGCCGCATGCGCCGGTAGCGATGCGTGACGCGGCTACGCTCTATCTGTGGACGGGAACGCGAGGCGCTGAAATTATGGCGATGCGCGGAGACGAGATAGCGCGCGAGAGTGACGGCTATTGGTGGATCGTTCCGAAAGAGAAAACGAAAAATAAGAATGTGGACGGCGCGACAGATTTACGCGTCCCGCTCGTCGGTCGAGCATTGAGAATCGTATTGGATCGCCAAAATACTTTTGGGACTGGTTACCTGTTCCCGGCTGTTCGCCTGAAAGGCCCAATGATCCAAAAGACGATACAGGAAATGGTTTATCGCTGCATGCCGTATAGCAATGTGAAAGTCGCATACGGAACGCCGGTTATCCCTGTCACTCATTGGGGATTGCATGACTTGCGCCGAACCGCCAGAACTAAGCTATCTGCGCTTGGCTGTCCGCGAGATATTGCAGAGGCGGTAATAGGCCACGTTTTGGGCGGCGTCGAAGGGATTTACAACCTGCACCACTACGACAATGAGCGGCGCGAGTGGCTAACGCGGCTGTCCGATCATTGGGACTCATGCGCCGCAAATCAGCCAAGCGTCATCGAACAATGACGACTGAGGTTTAGCAGTGTCTACCGGCTTCGCTACGGGCTTCGCTGGCGGTGGCGTCATAACCCGCTCAGTCTGTCGAGCGAACGCCGCCCAATCCGGTTTAGATGGATAGACGCCTTTACCCGCATGGTAGGCGTCAAACTGCACGAATATCGGCGTTCCTTCCGGCTTAATATTCATTCTGCCGACCCGACAGGAAGTATTGTTGAAACGGGCCGCGCTTCAGCCCATTCGTCAAGTTCGCGCACAAGCCAGCCGATTCGGCGGCCCGACAGTTCGCGCGACTTCGGAAAATCGCCAGTAGCCATTAAACGGCGTATTCCCATCGGTGAGAGCGCCACATATGCGGCGGCATCGGCAAGCGCGAGAATTGCGGGTTTCATTTCGTCTTGTACTCTGCTCTGAAAAATCCCGGCCGTTTCGGGTCCGGTGTATGTGTCACGATTGTTATATGACCCGCGAACGGATCGGGGCGCGCTATGCTTATGTCTGTAATGAAATCGAGCCACAACATAAAGCAATGCGCGTATTGGCTCATGCCAGTTTTTTCGTACACAGGCGCGGTTCGTCCGACAGCTTAACTGTGGCTAACGACCATGCAAGCGGAGCGGATACCATGCCATAAGCGAAGGTAACCGCGTCCTGTAAAGTCATACCCATGACACGATTAAAAGTCAGAGTTACGTCAGTGCCGTTGAGCATTAACTCAACATCGTATGCTTGCGGTTTCATAGGAGCCCCTTAATCACGGCTGTATTGCGAGCTTGAAAACTGTTTGCGTCCGCTCGACCAAAAGCCGGGAAAGTGACGGGCCGCGCCTTGTAATTCTCGCCTCGCAGACCTTCGCTTAATTCACGATGGCTACCAAGCGTCTTTTCGTATCCGGTTAAATCGCCCCATGCGTGGCACGGACCGACCTGAATAACTACCCCTTCGCATTCCGTTACTTCACGCTGGGGGAATTTGATATGTGTTACGCCGTTGCCATTCCAAAGCTTTCCCTCTTTGGTAAGTTTCGCAACGGCGTCCAAAACTAAACGTTCGTCCGCGCCGGGAAACATAAGCAAAAAAGACTTACGGCTATAGCCTTTTCCCTCGACCATCTTTGCCAGAATATTTTCGCCGCTGACTACCATCTAAATCACCCTTTCTTCTATTGGAACGTGAACCAATAACGCGGTTTGGACTTCTGCAATCAGGTCAAGCTCGCTGAAGCCGTAATGCTCTAAAAACTGTTCCTCGTTCAAGTAATGAACGCTGGTTTTGAAACCTACCGCGTGGTGTCTATCGCACAGCGGGATAGTCAGATAATTCGACGCCCGCATATTTGCGAATCGTCCATGTATCCGGTGGTGGACAATCGCTTGCATCCCGTCTACCTCATATCCAAGGCGGGCACATATGCAACATCCCCGCTTTGCTACCAGGCCCATGTACCGCCTTTCTGCTGCCGGTACGGTTTTCGCCATTGATTTATCTTACTCCTATTTAATACCTTGTGGGTAGTATTTGTGCAGAAACTTTTAGGAGGTCCGTAGGATAAGTTGCGCGTATGGGTTCAATGTCTGCCCACGTCGAATGCGTTGCTTCAGCGCCTCAAGCGTCTTATGCTTGCTACGCCACTTTTGCATAGCCGCCTGTCGTCCCTTCGGTGCGGGTCGCGGAGCGTCCGGCGCGTGGCCACGCTTGTAAATGCGCTGCGGCTTGACGTGAAAATAGTCGCCTTCCTCGTCAACCTCATATCCGCATATCCAAATGCGTTTGGCCGCGTGTAGCTCGCGCGTGTAGCGCTTGACGGTGGAATCGCATAGGCCGGTTAGCGCCATGAGTTGCGGGCGCGTCAGAGCGCGATTCCTGAGGCAGTCGAAAATAATTTCGATGGTCGGCTTCATTCAATGCCCCTCGTAACCGATAGCAGGCAGTCTGATGCCATTGTTTGCGCACCATGCCAGAACGTATTCAATTAGGCTCGACATACGCGCTATACTCATTTCGGCGCTACTCTCGCGTATGTTGGCGAATTCACCCTCTAGGCCCGGAACCATGTCGGAGCCCAGCCCGGTAGCCGCAGCGTGCCCGCTGATAAACAGGACTTTCCACTGAACCGCGTTCAGCGTCCGGCCCATCCATTTAGCCTGTTTGGCGACGTGACCAAATAGCGCGTGAAGCATTGAATTTTGGTCGAGCTTCCGTGTCGCTGGCTTCAGCGTGAAATACCAACCGTCAGGCGTATTCACGAAAGCTTGAGCCGCTTCCATGCGGTTGTGGTCGGTCAACTTGACTTCATACTTTTCCAAAGGTCGGCTCCCCGAACGAGAGGTAGTAATTAAGGTGAGCAACCGCTTGTTCCCAGCCCTTTGCGATGACGACGAAATACCCCTTCTCGCGGAGCCGTGAAATCATCGCGTGTTGCTCTTTGCTTGTCGTGCTTCCCTTCTGGCGCTTCATTTCGATAAAGCATCCCGCGTAAGGCCCGCAGCGCTCTGCGATCATCAAATCAGGGACGCCGCGCCTCAACCCCTCTTTGACCATTTTGTGACCCGTCTTGCGGCTTCGCTTCGCTGCGTTCGGGATGGCGAAAGCCACCATATGCGGATGCTGCAAATCAAGGTATTCGAAGAACGAAACCTGTTCATCGTGTTCTAGTGGTACGGCTACCGCGCTTGACGGTAATGGTTCGGCTGATTTCTTCGACTTGCTGACCGACAGTGCCCACAGCTTGCGACGGCTCATGCGCTGATTTCTCCGACTTGATGAAATTAAACAGTTCTCTGCGCGCCGTCTCTGCGGCCTTATCGCCGTGCGTGGCGCGCACATGGTGGACGATTGTTTGAGCGCCTGTGTAGTCCTGATTGCGGCCCATGCGCACGGCTTCACGGAAGCGCGCGAGACAGGCCGCCTTGTGCGCTTCCGCATCCATTAGAACGGAATCAAGTCCGATTCAGCGTAGGCGGGAGCCTCGACGGGCAACGGCTGAAACGTCATCCGGCGATAAGCCCGATACGCTGCGCCTACGTCGCCTTCGCAATACTGCGCGACTTCATGGATACGACCGTCGAAAACGTAGTCCGCAACCTGGCTACCGTCCATACCTTCGGACTTGCCAGCAACACCAAGCGCCGCGCACAGAGCTTCGAGCTTGATGAATTCGTTACGACCGCACCAACGGTCGTGCGTGTCATATATGGATTCGTCCCAGGGCTTCGCGCCGAACGGGATAATTGACGGCGGCTTGATGCCCAGGATAACGGCGCGCTTGAACATGAACGGCAAATCAAACCCGGCGATTCGATGGCCGATGAAAACCGGCGAGCGCATGCTGTTCGCGCTATACGTGTCCGCGATGAATACGAAAGCCTCTGTGAGAACGCGGCGTTCTGCGTTCGGGTGTTCCCAATCCGACTCATAGAACGAAACCGGCGCGCCGTCATCTGCCTGGAGCCCGATCACGCAGATTTGACCGCGTGCGCCGTCGAATGCCGTTTTGCGCCAGTTCGCTTGAGCAACCGTTTCGCCAAGCTCGTCTTTGAACCGCTCCGCCCAAAGCGTCAACGCGCGGTCTTTAGACGTGAATTTGATTTCGTTCGCGTCCGTCATGCCAAGTTCAGCGCATGCGCGCTCTTTGGTCATGTCGGACGGAGCTTTGAAATTCGTCGCCGCGTCATGGCGGAACGATTCGAGCGCTTCCGGGCGCATGTCCGGCAGTGTTTCAATGTCCGCTGTGATTTCAACTTGCATGGTGTTCATACGTCCCCCTCGGGTGGTTGTAAAAAAGCCCCGTATCGACTATCTACGGGGCGTGTTGCTGTGTCGATGGATGAATACTACTCGGCGGGTAGCATTTCCGCAAGGGGTTTTTTAAGTCCCGAAACCGGCCTGGCAAGCCTCATCCGAAACACGCCGCGCGAGGTATGCCGCGCGCCTCTTTTCCTCGCGCAAAACCTCTGCGGCGTTTTCTTCCTCGACCACGTTTAGAAGGTCAAGCGCCTCTCTGGCAAGCGCCCGCGCCAGTTCCACGCTCTCAGGCTTTACGCCGTTCATCATGGAATCGCCTAGCAGGCGCTGGGTCTTTACGGCCCGCATGTGCAGGCCCGCGCTGTTCTCTTTGATTTGCTCGCTCATGCTGCCGCCTTGTGCTTGGAAATCGCGTTATCGATTGCGCCGCGCAAGGTCACACCCCAGCCAAGTTGTGCGCCTTGCGAATCTTCCACAACGAAGCCTTCAGGCTGTTCGCCAACCGCCGCGCACTTGCGCACAGCCGCGTAAGCGTCAAGCATGAATTCAAGGCGCATCGTGTCGCCGTGTAGCGCGGGCTTAACCGGCTCTTTGGCGGGCGCTGCGGGCTTCAGGTGTTTAGCCGTCACCTTGGTTTTCCCTGCCGCCTTGGCAATGGCCTTGCCTGCCTCAAGCGCCGCCGTTGCGTTCGCGCCTTCGGCCTTGATGACCTTTACCGCTGTGGTGGCGGATACCTCGCCGGACACGACCATCTGAACGACTTCGCGCGGAGCGGCGCACAGTTCAAGCAGGTTCGTTACCTTCTGGACAGCGAAGCCCAGGCGGCGAGCGATTTCCTTTTCATCGATGCCGCGTCCGATCAATTGCTTTATCACCAACGCTTCGCCGTACTGCGTCAGGCGCTTGCCGCTGTTGTTCGTGATAAGCCCAAAAATGCGGTCGTCGTCGTTCGTGCCTTTCGCCTCGTTCATGAACGGAAGCGACTCGATTCCCGCGCCTTCCTCGTTGGCGAGCAACGTAGCGGCGTAACGGGTGTGACCGTCCGACAGGTACACGAAACCATCGGAAGCAATCAGGCCCGTAAGCGTCTTGTGACGCATGAAGCCGTTCGCCTTGATGCTGTCGGCAAGCTCGCGGATATGCGCCGGGTAGTCGGGGTCCGCCTCGCGTACAGCATTGAACCCCTCGCGGACACGGATCGATCCAACCGGGACCATGTACACGTCGCCGCGTCCCGTCGATACCTCGCGGATTTGTTCGCGGCTTCCTGCTACGATTTCAGTCATTTTCTTTTTCCTTTTGCCGTGTGATTGGATCAGTACGCCTTGCCGCCTTCTGCCGCGCGATTCTCCGGCTTGTGGTCTGCGCGCTTGGCGTTGAATTGCAGTTTTTCAACCAGTGCGCCCGCGATGTCGTAACCCTTCGCGCCCGCCAGGTCGAAAATGCGGATTACTGCGTCCGCTAGCTCAACCTCGACCATCGGGCGATGTGCGAGCTTGTCATCCGGCAAATTCTTTCGATGCCCTTCCATCGCTTCGGATACCTCGCTCACGATCAACATGAGTTTTTCCGGGACGTTGCACGTTGCGCGCAAATCCGCGCCGGTTTTCAGGTCCGTCCACCAGGTAGAATTAGCGGCGTGACACA